GCGGCGCGGGGATCGCCTGGGGTGATACCTGCCACGGCGCGATCTCCGCCAGGGAGCCGAGGCTGCTATCCCGCACCCGCTGCTTGAAGCTGTCGCTCTGCAGCCAGGCGTTCATCTGCGCCTGCGGAAGGTTGCCACTGGGCGCCAAAGGCGCGGGCGCCAACGCCCCTGGCGCCGGGCCCGCCATCGCCTTCTGCTGCTCGACTGTCGCCACAGCAAACGCCGGCGCTGCTGGCGCTGCTGGCGTGCCGCCTATTGCCTCCAGCGTGGCGGCCTCGCCGGCCGCGTCGTTGCTGGCTGTCCAGAACCCGGCGGCGTCCTTGCCCAGGCCCTTGGCCGGACCGAGGCCCGCCAGCTGCTTCTCCAGGCCCCGCACCGTCGCCTGGGGCGCCGCCGCTGGCGTACCGCCGCGGCGCGTCACCTCCTCAGCCAGCACATTGCGCACGGCGCGCATGCCGGCCATCGAGTCCTCGCCATCGAGGAAGGCCCGCCGGCGGCGCGTCTCCAGGTCCTGCTCCACCGGCTGGACGCCACTGAGGGCCTGCTCCAGGCGATCGCCATCGGCGGGACCCGTCATCACCTTCTGCTGCTCAGGCGTTGCCACCGCGAACTGCGGATTGGCCAGGTGCGCCGGCAGCTGCGCCGGGAAGCCGCCGCCGGCCAGGGCGCCCAGCAGTGAGCCCGTCTGCTCCAGGTCCGCCGCGCCACTGCCGGTCGTCGGCTTGACGGGCGCCGTCGCCACCGCAGGGGCAGCGGCGGGGGCGGGACTGCGCGCAGGCGCTGCCGGAGCAGGCGCTGCCAGAGCAGGCGCGGCAAACCGCGGGTCCGCATTGATCCGCCCCAGGTTGATGTCCCTCGAGCCCGCAAACGCACCGAACCGCGGATCTGCCTGGATCCGCGCCAGGTTGGCCGCCCGAGCATTGCGGAAGGGGCTCTGGTAGTTGCCTTGCGCCGACATCGGCTCAGCTCCGTTCTCCACGCAGGGTATGGAGCTCCCTCAGCGCCTAGCGCCAGCCCAGACCGCCGGTGCTCTCCAGGATCCGCGTCCCCACCGATGTATCAGCAGGGCCCGGCACGCTCAGGATGAACTCACTGCCGCTGCGCTCGAACGCATACCGCCTCACCTCCTCGCGGCGGTAGTTGGCGACATAGAGCGTCTCCGCCAGGCGATCGCATTCCCGCAGATAGACCTCGCGGTACTGATTGTCGGCGCTGAGCGGATCACTGATTTCGATTGAACGATTGCTGTCCCCAAAGATCCGCTGCGTGCGGCTTGGCGCCATCTGGCCCGAGCTGCTCACACCTTTCATCACCTCAGAAGCATCCCAGGCCCGATCACAGCGATCGAGCTGGTTTGCGATCCGGTCGTACCAGTAGGAATCGGGGATGCGATTCACGGCTTCCTCGAATCGCGCCATGTCACCAGCAGGGACTTGCGCTCCTTCATTCATACCCAGGTGAAACGCCGCACGGCTGATGTCGTAGTCGTTCAGGCGCACAGGGAATCAGGCAGCTGACTCGAGGGTAGGGGCCTCCTTCACGAAGATCCCGTCGACCATCCGGCCGCGCCGATCCTTGATCTCGCTCCAGGCGTGGGCGATCGCCTCCTCCACCGTGAAGCCCAGCTGGGCCGAGAGGATCGTCAGCACCACGATCGCGTCACCAACCCCATCGATCTGGCCGGCGGGGTTGCCCTTGGCGATCGCTGCAGCCAGCTCGCCCAGCTCCTCCACCAGCTTCAACATCTGGGCCTGCGGCACGCTGCCCTCAACCAGGTTGCGATCCGCCGCCCAGCCGCGGATCTGCTCAAACCCCTGCCACTGCTCCGTCATGGCTCAGCCCAGGAACAGCTGGTTGCTCTTGAAGACCTCATCCCAGTTCACCCGGGTGCTGGAGGCCTTGAGCTGATCGAGGTTGCGGAACACCTCGCCCGGCAGCGACAGCTGCAGGCTCTTGATCTTCTTGGCGGTGCGGTAGCCCAGGCCCGGCACCCGGCGGGCGATGTCCTCGGCCGAGGCGGTGTTCACGTTCAGCCGTGTCTCGACGATGTCGATGATCGGCGCCGGGATCGCCTCATCGGGCTCCTCCTCGCGCTCGTAGCGGGAGTCGAAGTCGGGGGTGCCCTTCTCGTCGCAGGGCATCAGCTGGGACAGGGAGGCGTAGTACACGACCCCATCCCCACCTCGCACCATGCAAAAGTCCTCCTTGGAAGCTCCGCCTCCGATCTGGACGACACGGCGGCCAGTCTTTCGGTCTTGCCAGAACACAGACATACAAGCAAGCGGGCTCCTTTGAGCTGAAGGGTAGGGAGACTGCCCGTGATGCCACAGGCCGGACCGTGCTAAGCATTTGGGTGGGCCGGCGAGCTGACACTCCCGACCCGTGACCAACCTGACTACACAGGCCGATGGGCAAGAGCATAGGGCGACCGGCGCTGCCGGTGGCGATCGGACAGCGCTTTCAGCGGCTGACAGTCGTGCGCCAAGGACCAGCCTCGAGAAGCGGAGATCGCCGATGGTGGTGTGAGTGCGACTGCGGCCGCGCCTGCGCCCTGGTGTCGTCCAATGGGCTGCTCCGCAAGGGCACCGGCAGCTGCGGCTGCCTGCACCGAGAAGCCATAAGGCAGCTGCGGCTCACACACGGCCAAAGCGGCACGCCTGAGCACAAGTGCTGGATGCGCATTCGCCAGCGTTGCGAGAACCCAAGCGACATCAGCTACCCGGATTACGGCGGCAGAGGCATCCGCGTCTGCCAGCGCTGGCAGACGTTTGAGCCGTTCCTTGCCGACATGGGGCCCAGGCCAGGGCGTGGCTACAGCATCGAGCGCATTGATGTTGACGGCAATTACACGCCGGAAAACTGTATCTGGGCCACGACTCAGCAACAGGCCCGCAACAAGCGCGTCAGTATTTGGATCGAGCACAACGGCGAACGCCTGCACATCAAGGAGTGGGAGCAGCGCACCGGCATCAGCTGGAGCACGCTGCGGCATCGCTATGTGGACCTGAGCTGGAGCGCGGAGCGCACCTTGACCACGCCGCCAGAAGCATTCGCCCAGCGCGGTTCCGCCACCTGGAACGGAGAAACACTGACGCTCACGGAATGGAGCCAGCGCACTGGTATTCCCATGAAAACGCTGCATCACCGTCTCAGGGTGGCCGGCTGGAGTGTTGAGCGCGCCTTGAGCGAGCCAGTAGCCCGCCGTTCAAACAATAAAAAGCCCGGTAGTTAGCCGGGCTTGATATGATCTAAAGGGGGCTAATCAGCCAGTGTAGCCTGAATAAGCGGCTCCTTTGAGCATAAGGCTATTTAAATCAGCCACGCTGTCTTCGATGAGGTAGCACACCTCAGCGATGAGATAGACGCCACCGAGGAAGGTGGAGCCCAGGCCGCCCTTGTCGGCCCACAGCTTGAACTCCAGCTCAGCGGTGGTGACCACGGGGGTCGCCACGCTGTTGCAGAAGTCATCGGCATCGAAGTCACCGCGAGCGGAGACATTCATCGGACCGGTGTGGGCGCCGGTGGCGCTGATGGCACCGGAATCGCCGGGGGCGCCGGCGGGTGCGGTGGCCTTGGCTTCCAGCCACAGCTTGGCGCCGGCGTTGGCCAGCAGACCAGAGGCCTCGGGGGCCACGGGATCCTTGGCGCCGGAGCTGAAGGCACCGGGCTGGTTGGCCTGGCGGGGCACCCGCAGACCGACGCGATACAGGCTGGCGCCTGCAGGCACGATCAGGCCTTTGACATCGGCCCGGGGCTTGTCATCGCCGCGGGTGTCGGGCGAGCCGATGGTGATGTCATAGCCCTGGACGCCAGCACCAACGCCAGGGGCGGCGGGGACGGCGCCCTGGACGTGAACGAAGCCCACCTTCTGGACAGCCAGCACGCCGGGCATGTAGAGCACAGCCTGCTGCTGACGATCGTGGGGATCGCCGACGGGACGATTGTTCTTGACGAAGTCCGCGTTGGGCTTCGGCCAGGCGTTCAGCCCCACTACCCAGTTGCCGGGGTAGATTTTCTTGTAAGTCTCAGCCATTGAAGTGACCTCTAGGGATTGGGATTAGACGGGCCTCCTATCAGGGAGTGGTGTAGATGAAGCTGTGGGCGATGGTGGTGAAGTCCATGTTCAGGGTCTCGAAGCCTGCGAACAGGGACCAGATCAGGATCACGAAACGCGAGAAGTCGTCGTTCGAGTTGATCAGCACCTGGGCGTTGTTACCGCCGATGCCGATGCCGATCGCCTGGGGACCGAAGAAGATGCCGCAGGCAGCACGGCTGGACTTGGCAGTCGCGGCCGTAAAGCCCTTGGCGCCCTTGATCGCCACGCTATAGTTGTATTCGGGCATGTTGGTCGTCTCAAAGAAACGTACGCCCTCAAAAAGGAACCCGGTAGGCATACTTGGAGCGCCTGCAACAAAGCCGGCTTGGCCATACGCAGGGCCCATACCCAGGTAGTTGCTGGCGTTAGGCTGCAGGAAGGGCTGCATCGGGTTGACCTGACCCAGACCGCTGTAGCGAGCGATCTCACGGAAGTCCGAGTCCTGACGCATGTGCATCATGAAGTCGGGATCGCACAGGCAGCGGTAGTACCCATCCTGGTAGGTGGGGACGTTGCGGCTGCGCATGTCCTTCACGACGGCCAGCAGATCTTCCTTGACGGAGAACTTGGCGTTGTCGTTGCCGCCAGCCACGCTGACGTCATAGCCGGGGGCAGCGATCTCGGTGTCGCTCAGGCCACCGGGGAAGTAGTAGCCGCCCTGCTCGTTGTTGGCCTTACCGCGGGAGTAGGACTTGTAGAGCTCGTTAATGAAAACCCGATCCGGGCTGTTACCCCGCCAGCTCTTTATCTGACGGTTCTCACGATTTGCCATCTCGTGAGTTCAGACTATATCATGATCTAGTCCCTCCATCTGCGATCGAAATGCCAGTCCCTATCAAGCCTTTGGCCTTTACGGCTGAGGAGATCAACGCCTTGACAGATCAGTGGTCTGATCTGGAGATCGCTGCGCAGCACAGGCTTGCATATTCCGCAGTGCGGAAAGCCCGGCTGGCGCATGGCGTCAAGACGTTTACCCAAAAGACAGGGTTGGTCCGTATCGCGGAAACTGGAGAATTGCGTCGCAAAGGAAGCGTGCGCGGCGCCGTCAGGACTGACGGACTCCAGGACGATTACTTTGCGTGTATCGACAATCCAGAAAAAGCTTACTGGATTGGATTGCTCATGGCAGATGGATGGGTCACGCTTAGAGAAGGGGTACCCAAAGAGGTTGGCCTTGCCTGCCATCCACAAGATGACGAGTTGCTGACCTTCTTCGGTAAAGCGATTGGCTCAAGTGGCAGGATTGTCACAAAAACAAACAATCGCTCTTACTCTTCCAGTGGCAAGTCCCAAATCAGTACGATTCGCATAACCTGTCAAGCCTTCACTCGGCATGCGATTGCAGCTGGAGTGAAAACCAGAAAGTCAGGTTGCCTCGTACTTCCGCCCGCTGCCCATCTTTTCCCCTCGGATTTTTGTCGAGGTTTTTTTGATGGTGACGGTTCAATATGCCATCGCAGTTTCACGTTTATTTGCGGCTCAGCTGATTTCCAGCAAGAGCTTATGGCCCTGATTCGTTACGAAACAGGACATGCACTCCATCCTGCTATCGTGATAAGCCCCAATACCGGCAAAGGTGTCGAGCGCTTGTCTGGTTATCGCAAAGATAAAAGCGTGCTTGATTGGATGTACCAAAGAAACTCGCCTGCTTTGAGCCGCAAATACCTGAAATACATAACGCATTGGAGCTAGACCCCCGGCACTCGTGGGAGCAGTTACTGTCCGTTCTGGACTCGGCTCCTAGTCGTTGCACCTTCCCGCGGATTCCTCTGCGGGCTTGGCTCAGGATTCCCCGGTAATGGAGGGGTTCCCTGAGTTCACCGGGTTATTGCCCGCTGCTCACGCAGCGGCGGCGCAATCGTGTTTACGCCAGCGGCGATAGTCATCCAGCAGAGTCAGCGAGCCGATGCTCTGGTGGAAGACGCCAAGGTTGCCGGTGTCGATGAGCAGCCGCTGGGCCGTCATCAGGTTTTCGCGGCTCACCTTGAAGGTGCTGGGCTGATCCGGTTCGGTGGGATCTGCGGGGCCTGTGTATTCTTTGAGGGTCACCAAGACCTTCTGCTTGGTGATGTTGCGGGAGGACGCAGTACCGATGGTCTGATCGGGCGTCCGCTCGCGGGATTCCTTGGAACCCGGAGCACCCCAGTAGCTGTAGCGATCAAGCTGGACCGTCTGGCCCGGCATCTTTGCAGTGATGTTATCCCACTGGCTCTTTATCCAATGGTTCTGCAGCTTTACCATTGCTGCAGCTCAGACTATATCTTCACCCACGGCTTGATCCGTTTGGGTGCTCCGCACTCGTGGGTCTTTACCGTCCGTCCTGGACTCCATGACCTAGTCGTTGCACCTTCCGCCTGTTCCCAGGCGGCTCGGCTCAGGATTCCCTCGCCCTGCCGCACTCCAGCAGCAGGGCTTTATAAAATATTCTGCCGTGTTGAGCGGCTTTCCTTGTCAAGGTTCTCGGCGTGATGCCGACGGTCAGAGTGTCAGGAAGGGTTCCCTGAGTTCACGGAGTATCGATCAGGCTTTCGCGCTGAAAGTTCCCTGGGCGTACACCCTAGAAATCGTGGACTACGACTGGCTCAATTGCAAGCTCAGCGACGTAAGTGGGGTGCGGGCGATAGAGCTCAGCACCCAACAGCTTGGGAAAGTCGGAATCAATCCACAAAGCGGATAGCGCCTCCTGCGCGAAATCGGTGGAGAACGCACCGAGGACAAGCCCCCCGTGCTTGTCTGACGAAGGTATGTACTCTCCTGCCTGTGTAAGCCCGTCAGCGCATGGCCGCCCCACCCCGTACCGTTCTCAACCCCTCGGAGTCCGCGGCCCTTACCCGCCTTGTCCTGGCCTACTGTCTCGGCCGTGGTTCCATCTGCCTGTGCAGCCGCAGTTACGCCCTGCAGCTGCATCAGCCGCGGGCGAATATGGACTACACCCACTACCAGTGGCGTCGGCTGCGGCAGTTCCTGCCCAACACCAAGGCGCCCCGTTATGTGCCAGTCAAGGGCGACACCGGAGACGGCCGCGCCGGGCAGTGGCGGCTGCGGGTGAGCAGCAAGTATTTCGAGACCGCCTTCCACCTGCTCTACCCCGACGGCTTCCAGCTGCGGCCGCCCGTGCTCGAGCTCCTCGGCGCGGAGGCGATCGCGTCGCTCTGGGCTGATCGTGGCCGGATCCTGGTGACGCGCGGCCGCAACTTCGCCACCGGCCGCCTCAACCTCTCGCGGCTGACCTTCGAGGAGGCAGAGCTGGTGGCCGAGTGGATCTCCAGGCTGACCGGCAGCGGATCAACGCTCCACCACGGCCCCCGCAGCTTCGAGGCGCCGATGCTCTACTTCGATGCCGAGTCCACGGCCAACCTGATGCGAGCGGTGTCCGACACCTGGATGGCCCAGGCGGGCTGCCTGCAGCGCAAGTTCCAGGTGCCGCTGCTCGGCCGGCCCATCAGCGCCAGCGAGGCCCTGGCGGCAGAGCTGGCGATGCCACCGCCGACTGCGCGCCGTGGCGCCGGGCTCCTGAAGACCCGCAACCGGCGTGTGCCGGCGCTGCCGCGGCCCAACGATCCGCCGGTGCTCAGATCTCCAGCGGCTGAATCAGCTTCTGCATGACGGCCAGGAAGTCGCGGCCGGGGCTGCCGGCCATCCGCGTGCCGCTGCCCGGCCTGCGCAGCATCGGATTGACGCTGTTCAGCAGGGCGGCCTGGCTCTGCTGCACATAATCGGCCAGGCCGTTGGGCTTGATTGTCCCCAGCGGCGTGGCGAGCAGTCCGCTCAGGGCGACGGAACCCGCCGTGTTGCTGCCCAGCAGGGAGGCGGGAGCCCCGGGCATCGGCAGGCCACCACCACCACCACCGCCGCCGCCGCCGCTACCACCGTCACTGGCGGTGCCGGCAGCAGCAGTGCCGTTGCCAGGATTCGGGGCTGCCCCCAGCCGGCCCTGGTAGAAGCCCAGCAGCTCCCTCTGCCCCTTCACCGGCTGGC